TTACCATTCTGCTTGACATATATATTATAGTCAGATATAATTTTCATTACAGCTTTAGTATAACCAATATTAAACATAAGTTTTACTAAGTCAACTTTATTACCATTATTACCAGTTGAGAAGTCTTTAAATTTATATTGACTTATTCTTGGGTCAACATAAACACAAAAGCTTGGTGTTTTCTCATTAGGATTAAATACTGAATGTATTTTTATATCCTGTCCTGTTAAGGTTTCTGATAAATTTAAATAATATTGAAACACCCAATAACTTGGTATATCATCTATTTCTAATACTAAATTTTTAGTGTTAAACATATTAATCAAATTGAAAAAAAAAAGGGGGCATTACACCCCCTCTAATTTTAGGTTAATTTCTGACTACAGATCAAAGTCACTTGCTGATGAAGTTGTTGGCTCAAAGCTTGTTGTTGCTGGAGCATCTGTTTTAACAACTTTTCTTAAGTGAAGAGGATTGTTAGAATCAAATGTAATTAATTTAGATGACTCTACATCAAGTGCTTCTATTGGCACATTACCTTTACTCATTTTTGGTAGAAACAAATCATTGTTGATATAACCTTCTTTGTTTTCCCATTCACGTGCTGCAAGGCATACGTTAACAAAACCTGAATTAGAAAAGATATTATTACATGCACTCATGAATTCTTCAATTGTGTTTGCACTAATCTTATCTAGATCCGCTCTTTTGTTTAGAGTTTCAGCTAAAAATACCATGGCTTTCATAACTTCATTGTCACGGCTAATCTCATTACCATTAGGAAGAATAGTATCTTTATATGCATAAGGGCTAAACCTTACTCTACCTACTTGACCTGAATAACGTGGTCCATTAGGATTATTTTGATCTACTAAAAATCCTTGAAATTCACCTGTTATAGGCTCACTTTCTACATGCAATGTAATGTTATATGCATTTGCATCATATGGTGTTTGATCAAAAGTAACAGAGTTAATCTTTACTTTTTGGTTACCTGTTCCAATAACTGGTTTTTCCTTGCCTGATCCGGCTGTCATTCCTTGTGTGTTAAACATAATTTTTACTTTTTAATTATTAATTTTTAAATAAATTACTCTTCATATTTTTTAATGCAGTCTTTTACATACTGCAGGTTGTTTGGGATGAAGAAGTCTTCAAACATACCTTGTGGTGATTTACATGTGTTCTCTCCATTGTTTTGAGTTTCAAAACCATATTCAAGTTCACCATCATCATTTTTATTTACCTTTCCAAATAGAACTATAGAAAACAGACCTTCCAAAGTTAGTGTGTTATCTATCATTTTACCAATGGTTTTTGCTTTAATTTTTCTATTACCATTGATATCAGTTGAATCTTCAGAATGAGTTAAAAATATTACAGTTAAGTCATCCCTTAGATCTTTAGGCATTTTAGCTACTGTAGCTAAGTTTGCTGCAATCTGGGTAAACTTATCATAACCTTTCTCATTAGCTCTATCAAAGTATTCAAAAGAACTCATATACTGCCAATCATCAATAACTAATGTTTTGATCTTTGGCATTTTTTGATCTACGTGTGTAATTGCTTTCATTATTCCAGCTGCTGATGAAGAAGAAGCCAAATTACCTTTTGGATTTTCTTTATTGATTGCTGTATAATTAGATTTCCAACCTTTAAAAGGTAGTGGTTTGTTTGCAATGTTAATTATAAATGTTTCATCAGGATCTAAGTGTCTAATTGATGTTGATTTACCTGTACCTGAATCTGCTATTATTAATATGCTGTTTGCCATTATTTATTTTTTTAATATTTTAATTAATTGTTGAAGTGAATTGTTTATCTCATTTAGTTTACCTGCTATTAGATTTTCATCATTATTAGATGGTTTATCATCCGGGTTAGGTAACTCTGCAAAGTCTAGATCTAATTTACCTCTACTTGTTACATCATTAATAACCTTAAGTTCACTTGCAGGAACTAAATGTCTTTGGAAACCTGAGTTACTTGTAATCATCTCATACTCTTCTCTCCAGTGTGGATTAAATTTCAGAAGGTACAAAGTTCTCTTAGGATCTTCTGAGTCATAGTTTATACTTACAAACTCTGTATAAATGTCTTGACCCTTTTCCATCTCACTAGGAAAGAAACTTACATGTAAGTCATCTTTACCTGGTGGTCTATATGCCATCTTAGGTATAAACAGTGCATTTAAATTACCAATAGTTTGAAAGTAATCTTCATGCTCTTCTTTTAATTTATTTACTTTTTGTTTACGTTGTTCTGGTGTTATTCCCATTTTTTTACTTTTTAATTTGTTATCTGCGTTCTTGTTGACCAGGGGTTTGCATTTCTTCAATCTGCATTTGTTCAAACTTTGCTTTAAAGAAACTCATTCTTGCATCACCATTTCTGGCTTTCAAAAAATGTAATACCAAAGTTCTATCATTTTCTATAATATATCTATCTGGCCCATAGAACCTAATTTTTTGTTTAGCAGGACGGTTTATACCAATAAGCATATCTGCATGCTGTAACATAGCATCTGAACCAAATATATCAGACTCAAGAATATAATTACCATACTTGCCATCAATTGCTCTATCAGGGTTATCAATATTTCTATTAAGTTGTGATAATGCAATAAACAAACAAGGATAATCTCTTTTACATTGTGTAAAGAATTCACCTAACTCAAATAACATATCTAATGTGTTATTCTGATAAGGTGCTCTCTTTACAAGCATTGTATGATCCAATGTTATAATAGTTTTTTTACCTTTATGCTTATTCATGTACATATCAATTTGCTCACGCATTTGATTTACAGTCATAGGTGTTGAAACTATATCTACCGGATGCTTAACTCTTTCCTTAGCATACTGATGACATGTATTCAATACATCAGAAGTAAGTACACTACCAGCACTACATAATTCTTTATATGTTTTACCAGTAATGGAACTAAACTCTCTAATAGCTGATGTTCTACCAACCATCTCAAACTGAAATTCTAATACTCTAAAATCATCATCTGGATTTAATGCAAAAGATTCTCTTATAATCTGATCTTTAATAAGTGTTTTACCTGAACCAGGTCTACCACCAATTACAGTTAGAGTATTCCATTCTAAACCATCAGTAGCAGCATCATTAAATTTAGGCCACGGTGTATATATAGACTTTTCAGTCCCATTTTGTCTACCCTGCATGTATTTTAATGCTTCATTGAATGCGGAATATTGCCCCACCCATCCTTCTGTTGATTTAGCCATTCTCTATTGTATATATAATACTTGTTACATTATCTATGCTTGAATTACATGATTCAGTGTCTGGTTCCCATTCACCATCTCTTAGCATTTGAAAATCTTCAAGTACAAGGTTTAATTTATTTAATACTTCTGCTTGTTCTTCTACTGTCATACTACTTTTTCTTTAAATGTTTGTTGTTCTGTGTCTATACCATCTCTGATCATATCACAATAATCAGCTAATGTAGAAGACTTAACTTTATGTTTGTCTTGCTTACATATAAAATATTGACTTGTCTGCATATACATATATTCTGCATCTCTGTACTCATTCACATACATTCTTGTAGCTTCAAATACTTGATCCCATGTATAATCATATGTCTCAAACAACCATCTAAAAGAACTTGATAACATTTTTACATTGACTCTTGCAGGTTTACCACTAGGCAATCTTTGATTTGGAAATATTTCCCTATAGGTATTTATTTTATCAGCAAAGTTTTTACCCATTAACTGGATATCAGTTTTCTTTTTTGCTTTAATAAAATAATTATCTAAGTGTGCTATAAAGACTTTTGCATCTGCTGTTAATTCATATGATTCATTATCAAATGTAACATATCCATTATCAACCAATGCTTTTTTGTCATCTTCTAAAATCTTAGGTAAAGCTATCTTTAGTTTCATACCAAATAATATAGCTGCCTGATTTGGACTAAGTTTGTTTTTGTATATTATTTGGAATAATTCCCACATAAGTATTTATTAGTTTATTAACTTTATCAAATGCATTTATATAACTTTTATCTTTTATATAAAGCATATCATCAACGCTGTTTCTACTGTGCACTACACTTGAATGATCACGTTTAATATATTTACCTACAGCATGGCAAGTATATCTCATAGTATGACCTATATGACAGTAAATCTTTCTGAACATTACCAAGTCTTTTGTTCTGTTTAATTCAGAAAGTTTATTGATATTTTGTAGTTCAGGATAAAGCATATGCATAATGGTTATACATGCTTTATGTATCTGCTGAAGTGTTGGCCTGTACTCTCCTTCATTGTGTAATTTTTGAAATACAATGATCTCAATTCCATACTGTGTGAGCATAGTTTCTTTGAACTTAACTATGTCATTATCAAGCCTATTGTGTTGATTATTAGTCATTTATGTTTACTATCTAGTTTACAAATTTAAGGAAATTTTACCAGTCTATCAAGGTTTTACCTTGTTTATTTAGTTCTATGTTAGCTTTGTTAAACACGTCATTTGAATCCCAAACACCACCTCTATATGCAGCTGATGCAGGATGTGTACACTTAAGTATCTTTTGATTAGATATTAGTCTTTCCCATGCTTCTGCTTTTTTACCCATTAATATGAAAACAATATCTTTATTGTCTTGATTAATCTTACTAAACAAATGTTCAGTAAAAGGTTTCCAATTCCAAAAGTGAGATCCTATTTTATTTACTTCAACTGTAAGAGCTGTATTAATTAATAATACACCTTGGTTAGCCCAACATCTTAAATCAGTATGATCTGTATCAATTGCTTTATTAATATATTGTAAAGACTTTTCTACTTTATCTTTTTTACTACAACTAAATGCTAAACCATCAGCTGATCCTACTTGAGGATAAGGATCTTGTCCTACTATAACAACTTTTAGATCATCATATTTACATTCTTTAAATGCATTAAAAATGTCTTTAAACTTTGGAGTAAATCTTTTACCCTCTTCAACTAAACTTACTAATGAATCTGTTAGATCATCATAAAGTTTACTATCTATGTAAGGAAATAATATATCTGCCCAACCTGAGCTTTCTATATCTTTTTTTAAACTGTCTTTTAGAATTATAAGGTTTTTTTCCATATTTCTTTCAATTTTTGTATATTTGTATATAAATCTTTTATTATGTCTGAAGAAAATCAAAATTTAGAATCAACTGTTACTTATGACTTTTCAAAAGTTATAACAGGTATTACTGTATCAACTGCATATATTTCCGGTCTTTCTAGAATCTTAACTGACATGGTAACAGACTATCCAAATCCAGCAGAACTACCTAAACTATTTAAAAAGTTTGGTACTATAATGCAATTAGAAGATGGAGAAGAAATCTCTGATGAAACAAGAGAAAATATTAAACTTAATATAAATGAATCTAATATTTATACATTGTTTTCTTTACTTCAACTTCTAAGGTTTTTAGCAAAAGAACAAGGTCTTGAACTTTTAACTGAGACTACTGCTACCAAAGGTGATCTAAAAGATCTTGCTGATTTAGTTACAGCAGGTAAATCTACAGCAAATAAAATCAAAGAGATTAACAGTAAGATGAAAATAGTTAAATAACTATCTTAAATTCATACCGTTAAACTCTCCAATTTCTATACATGATTGTATAGCTAAATTAAGTTCATCTTTATCACAATCTGCAAAAGATTTACAATACTCTTGTCCATCTCTAACAAAGCATAATCCACATGCTTTTTTTACCTCTATCTTTGCTTCTATAAATGTGTAGCCAATTTCTTGTGCTATTTCTCTAATCATTGCATGTACACGTGCTAACTGTGGGTTACTACCCTTATCACCACTTACACCAATAAATATTTCTAACTTAGAGTCATCAGGTAAACTACCTAACCATTTATTAAATCTGGTTTGAACTGCTTTCTTTGGAAAATACAACTCTCCATTCTTAATTGAAGCTTTTATATATAAGTTATCTTTCATCCTGATATAACACTACTTATTGCACATGTTATTGATACTACTAAAAATATTAGTAGAGTCCAAAAACATCCTTTGTATAAGTTTGATTGTTTTTCAGGTGATCTACCTTGGTTACTTCTGTACTGTCTTATTTTTTTTTCTTCTTTCATATAAACATGTGTTCATCTTGGTTAGTATCATTACTGTTGTTTTCTGGTTGGTCTAATTGACTTTCTGTTTCTTTTGGGTCATCTGTTTTCACGTGATAGGTTTTAATTATAAAATTTAGTTATTGATTCACTTGTAAGTGTATATAAAGGTGCTTTTAAACCTGCTTTCTTTAATCCGTCATTCACCCATGTGTTACAGGTGTAATACCAACGGTAGTTGTCTTTACCATTATAATAATTTGGCATATATTCTGAATTATAATGTGATTCATCTATATGCTTTTTAATTATTTGGTATTGTTTTTCAGAACACTTAACTGTTTTCCAATTAAAAGAGTCAAAGTAGAAAGTCTTCTGTACACGTACTAAAGTAGAAGGGTCAGTAATTAAAGTTCTATATAATTTTCCTATAGTTAAACTATCAAAAGTATCTACTTCTGTAAAGAATACTTTAGATCCCCAACCATATAACTTAAAAACACTATCTTCTCTTAATACTATATCTATATGTGCACCATTATCAGATAAATAAAATTCACGTTCTGATGATTCACTGTAAGATCCAGTAGGTATATAGTGTGCTGCAAACATTATTAGTATAAGAACTAATGATGATACACCACAAATTTTTAATATGTCTTTTATTGCCTTTTTAAAATTCATGAGCATCTAAAATTTCTTGTTCAAAATCTTCATCTATGAGATTCATGACATCAATATTAACAAAGTTACCTATTCTATCAAGACCACTATACCATACATGAGTTATATCTGCTGATGGCCCATAACCCGGTGTTCCTGGATCTCCATTAGAATCATAATATTGATGTGGTTCTCCTGGGTCATAGGTATACTCAACCGTAACTGATTCACCTGTTTGTGTTAAAAGTTCTATTTCCATATTACATAAATCTTAGTGCTCCTCCATCAACGTAAACAAACTCTTGGCCACACTCAGTGCACTTAGCATTTGATTCATTACGTAATAAAGAAACTTTGTGACAATTAGGACAAGGAGTTTCTCCTTCTTCTATGTATTCTTCTATTGCTTTTCTAGCATAGCTGTGTATCATAGAGTCATGAACACCTTTATAAAAAGTGTTGTCTGCCTCCATTTCATTTTGTTGCTCAATAAAGAGCTCTTTCATTCTTCCCATAGTTTACTTTTTTTGACTGTCCATCCAGCATCTACTGCTGCAATAGCTTTCATACTCTGAAAGCTTACCACATTGTAGACACTTATGAACTTTATTAGTTTTAGTTTCTGTTTTTTTATCATCCATCCAACTCCATTCTTGAATACTCATCTTAGTTTTTTAAAGGATTGTAAAATTTAATTTTAGAACTGTCAAAATCTTTCAAAGCATTGGTGACCCATGTCTCATCTTGTGTACCTGTATAACATAATATATGACATACTGCTGTTTCAGATGGATTAAGTCTTAGTAATCTACCTATTCTTTGTGAAGATTTTCTTTCATTACCATATGCATGCATAATAATACCTTGTTTAAGGTTTGGAATTGTAACACCTTCTGATAATTGTAACACGCATGATAACTTATCAATTCTACCATCAGAGAATAATTCTAAATTCTCTTCTGATTTTGCATTACCAGAGTGATAACTATGTTTGCATAACTTATCTGCTTGTTTTTGTGTGTTAGCAAATATAATGCACTTACTACCTAAGTTAGAACTTAATGATTTAACATAATCTTCTTTAGTAGAATAATCCATCAATGCTTTCATTCTCATGATTGCAGCAAACTGTCTTTGCTTTGGTGTATTAGCATCTGCATAACGCTTTGTAGAATAACCATAATCCAAGAATTCTGATGTCCACCAAAAACCTCCATTTTTATTCTTCTTCTTTAATGTCTTAAGTTTAGACAACTGTAGTTGATGAACAAAAATTTTGTAGTTGTTTAGTATTTTAGAATCTGTTGCATCATCCACACTAAATGTAAACTTGATGGGACAATACTTTTTAACCATTCTACCTTTTACAGAATCAGCACGCTTTGGTGGTGTACCTGTAAGACCTAATATTTTACCTGTAAATACAGACAAAAATGGCTCATGTGATTCTAATAAGCTATGACATTCATCTAAATAAACTATATCATAGTCATTTGGATTCTGTTTGTTTATAGATAAATATGTTGTAAACGTTATATGTTTAACTAAACCTTCTAAGTTCATTTTATCTAATTCATCAATCCAAGACTGGGCTACTGAATGTTTTGGTATTACTACCAATGCTTTTATGAAAGGATTATAGTTTCTTTGTAAGTGTTGTATAGCAATTCTTGTCTTACCCACACCCATAGATATGCCTAAACCACATCTTTTATGTTGTGCAGCTATAGATAATGCATCTGCTTGTACTATTTCTCTTTTAGTCATAATTATTACATGAATTTTTTAATTTTTTAGATTTATAAAGGTGCACCCTACAGGACTTGAACCTGTGACCTTTTCATTATGAGTGAATTGCTCTAACCAACTGAGCTAAGAGTGCTGGTAGCCGGAGTGGGATTTGAACCCACACGGACATTGCTGTCCAAAGGATTTTAAGTCCTTCATGTCTACCAATTTCATCATCCGGCCAACAGTGATCCCACAAGGACTTGAACCTTGAACCTACAGCTTAGAAGGCTGTTGCTCTATCCAATTGAGCTATAGGACCAAATATTATAGATCAAATTTAAATCCTCTTTTCAGAAAAACCTAATTCTATAGCCTCTTTTGGATGTTCTTCTATCCACATGTGACATGACCTGCATGATGATAGCCAAGTGCTAACCTTTAAATGATATTCTCCACGTCCTTTCTTATGATGTACATCTGTAGAATGTAACGTGCAATTGTGCAAAGCTGCTTGACATATTGGATTCTCTTCAAGAAACTTACGTCTAAGTTTACTGTAAGCTAAATCAATAACTTGCATTTTCTTTGACTTTTGCTTAATGGGTTTTCTCATTAAAGGTTTAGCATCTGAACTCTTACTTTTGTACCAGCAACTTTTGCAATAACGGCTTCCTTTATCATTTTTCCAGATAAACTGTTCCGTATTGCAATTGTTACATAGTTTCTTTTTTTGTTGAATCATACTTTCAACTTTTTCTGATTGTCATTTGGACTTAAAGTTAAGTAATTTGCTGGTAATAAACCCTTTGACATGAATAAAAGTATCACATCTTCATATACTATACCTAAATCTTTAAAAGACATTGTGTTATTATAGTCTTCTAAATACTCATCAACCGGTATAGATATCAAGAATTCAACTGATTTACCTTTAAATGTTCTTTTAAAGTAGTTGTTGATCTTTTTACTGCAAATCATTTGTTTCCAGGCATTAATTTCCCTTTGACCTCTTCTCCAAACTTTAGAGATTCTTCTTTTCTTATCCCAATGTAATTTTTCTACTTCAGCCTTATCATACACGTTTAACCCATGTAACACTCTCTTAAACAAGAAGTGTTGGTATGAATTTAACTTGGTATACTCAAAGTTATTAATAATTGTAGGTGGATGTAACTGATATTCATCAAGTATTCCATAATAGTGGTAACGTTGAAGTCTTTTACTTAAGAGATCTTTACTTTCATTTTGTTTTAGTTGTTTTAATTGTTCTTGAGATAGCATACATATAGTTTTAATTTTTATTTAATATAATTCTAGATTTAATAATAAAAAAAGGGACTATCACACTATTTCTAGTGGTCAAGTCCCTTTTCAGTCATCCTTCAGAGATGTTTATTTAGAGTTCAAATGTCTCTTCTTCTTCTACTACTAATTCTTCTACTTTCTCATCAACAATTTCTTCTACTTTTTCTTCTGATGAGTCAAATCCAAATGCCTCAGCTGTTGTAGCTTTCTTTGGTTTTTTCTCTAAGTTAAATGAAGTTGAAGCGTTTGCTTCTTTTATTGCAGCACCATTATTATGAGCTAACAATACATCCTCCGCTGTTGCATCAGCAACAAAAAAGGTTTTCCTATAAATAGGTTCTCCATCAACACAACAGATAATACCTGTATCACCTGCATACTTTAGGTCTCTATCAGGATCATTAGTTGAAAATGCATCAAATTGTTCTTTGATGATGATTTTACCTGGTAATGTTGTCATAGATTCTAAACCAATAGATTGTAGATCTTCTAATTTACCATGTAATAATGTACTTATGTTTGATTTCTTAACCCAACCTCCATTACCAAAGGTAACTCTGTCTTGTTGTAATCTTACATAACCGTACTCTGAACTTGTGCTTGATTGACGGATAACATTTCCCATGTCATCAGCAATGATGTTTACTTTACTTTGCATAATTTTTGTTTTTTAAAATTTAATAAAATGTGTGAATGATTCTGTCTATCTCTTAGACATCATCTGGATGAAAATACGGGTCCTCCAATTTCTCATAACCATCTATCTCATCTAAAGATCTAGAATCTTCAATGATCCTCTCAGGATCTTCATCAGATTCTTTATCTTGTGTTCCAGAAAATTGATTGTAAAAAGGATTACCCACTTCTTTGGTATATACTCCACCTAAACCATTGAGGTCTTTTATCTCATCATCTGATAAAGATAAATATTGCTCAACTGAACATTCTATTATGCGTCCATTAGGTAACTGTATTATCATTTTATTTGCTAAGTAAGTTTAACAAAAATATAATAATTTTGGTGTCTAATATAACATAATAAGGATGTCTTTCATTATTAGGAGTAAAAAGTCTGCATATATATAGCTAACAGGTTATTTTATTATTAGCTTTCTACCTACTCTTTTAATATAATCTTGGTCTTTCAGTTCTTTTATCAGTCTCTTTGTGGTTCTTTGACTTACATTTAAGTCATCCGCTAATGTTGATATAGAAGGAAAACAAGATCTTTGTTTGTTTGCATAACATGCTAAAACTGAGTATAGTGCTTTAGCTTTTATTGATAAGTCTGGTGACAATATAACCTCACGGCTAACTATACCAAATCTATAATTCTGTGACATGCTTAGACATGATGATCAATAAAGCAAAGTTATGATCTACTTCTTTACTTAGTTCATCATCTCTCATACCGTATCTATCATTCATCATCTTACCAAAAGGTATTGACCTATCACTCTTTAACCACTTGTTATACTCACTGGTTAGTAATTCACTAGTTATTGTTGCCATGTCTTGATTTTAAATTGATATTTCATTGGTATCAGTTTCATTAATTTCACTGAATAATTCTGTTTGAACTACTTTATTAAAGAAAGGGATAGTCTTTTTATCTACTAACTCAATGTCAAATGTACTAATTTTTACTGACTCTTCTTTTATAACCTGGTTCTCTACATCATAATAATAAAGCATTACCTCCATATCTATATGATACGGATCAAACCCATCACTCCATGAACCATCTGTTTTAATTCTACCATAGACATAACCATCTATAGTACCAAGACCTTTATCAATTAGGACATCCCATTCAAAGTTTGAACCTGCATGATAGCTTGGTGGTTTTACTTTAACAATATCACCTATCTCTAAAGTTTTAATTTCTTTATAAGATAAAATACTGTTTAAGACAAAACTCACATGTGCCTCAGTTAATCCTTCATTAAGGATATTCATGATATGCACAATATTTTTAGGATTAGACAACTTTGATTTGTTGATTATCCCATATATAATTTCTTTAGTTGTTTTTTCTGATATTACGTATGTTTTACTTGTTCTTCCCATTGATTTAATTTTAATAAACATAGTGGGCCAATACTAATGATTGAACCCACTATGTAAGGTTACCACTAACCATATATGCTGTGTATTTCCCTAGCCTTACTACCTAGTAATAATATATATAATAATACTGGTGTTGTTAGGGTGTCAGGTGTGGCACTTTTAATTTGTTAAACTTGCTGTTTTATCTCCAATGACACAAATGGGATAAATATAATTACAGACATATCTTTTCTATCATAACCAAGGTCAACACCTATTCCTATACCAACTAATGGTAGAAACTCTATGTCAAACTTTGGTAGCATACTTACCTTTGGTAGATAATTATATACTATAACTGCTAATATCAATACTGTAAAGTAAGATAATACAAGTCCTGTCCACACTAATGGTGTAGATATGAACCCATCATTAAATACGATTGCTGCTAATGTTACTGTTGCTAATATAGGTTGTACTACAACGAATATTATTTTAATAAGTGATCTAAGAAATTTTTTCATGGCTTTATTTATTATAGGATTGACAATAGTTTATATATTCTACCATAGAGAATCTTTTTACCTCTATTAGGTTGTTGTCCAAGGCCAGTGTTCTTAACTCATCATTGTTAATTAACTCTGTGTTTAAATCTTCCATTAGTGGTGATTCAAGTTCATTACGTTTGATTACGAAATGTTGTTCTCCTGTAAATAGGTTAACTGTTGGACTTTCAGTGTTAGTATACATTAGTATACCAATTTTGTTGTTGTGCTGAACAAATTGTTCAGGATAAATGATTTTTACTTGCATGGTTTTGTGGTATTAATTAATAAAAAAAGGGATAGACTATCTACCCCATTTAGAACGTTTGTGTTTTTTCTTGGATACCCAATAGTTATTCTTGGCCCAAGCTTTTTTGTTTTTTGATGTCCCACATCTGTTACGTGTGGATCCACATGATTGTAATACTGGTCCTCCAATAAAGAGTAATAGCATTAGATAAAGAAACTTTCTTTTCATAGTTTAAGGATTAGTGATTAATTTTTTCATGTACGTCTTGACCAACGAATACTGCTGGTATCCATCCAAAGATTACTGAGAAGCCTATGGTTGCTCCATGACCAAAGCATTCTTTAAATGTCCAAGTATCTTCTAGATACCATACGATTGTATTTAATAATATTACAGTTAGGATAAAGGTTGTTACTGTGGCCAACATGATTTTAGAATTTTTCATTTGATTTATGTTTTAATAAGTTTATTCTTGGTTTGCATATGATAAGATTAAATCTTCATCAGCAGACCAATTGTCTTCTGACAATCCACGAGCAATTTCTTCTGCATACATGTATTCATGGACAGTACCATTTGGCATATATACTGAGTAATAAGGTCTACCTTCATTATCACCTGTTAGTTTGATAGTGATTTCATTTGTGTTAGTACATGCAGCAAAAGTTAATGCCACAGCTATAACTGTTATTACTTTTTTCATTTGATTTAGTATTAGTGGTTGATTGCAATATTGCGGGTACTATGGCTCTTATCCTATAGAGGAAGAGACAACAACTACCTATGTTATATTGTAGAGTGTTATTGTCACTCTTGTAGTATTGTTAGCTATATTTATATATATAGGGTCCAGTTATTATTTTAATGGCCTTAAAGGTATATTATATGGCTTATATGATGTCATCTTCATTGTGCAACACCCAAATAAATAATTTTTACATAACTAATTAGTAATTATTAGTAAGATGCAAAGATTAGTTGGGGAGCAGAGGTTGATATTGGAAGATGAGCAGAAATAGAGGTAAAGAATTGGTTAATGTAACATAGGAATTGTAACAATGGTTATTATAATGACCGTGCTTTTACACACGGCCATTAAGATTATACTGCTTCCACCCACATTAGTGTTGTGAGTTCTCCGGTTCTAAGGTCCGTTACTGCATTATCTGACATACGGAATCCAGGCATCTCTTGTCCAGGCTCTAATTTTTTCATTAGCTCTTGGATTGTTGGATGATTAGCTCTCATTACCTGATTGGTTTCAGGGTCTATAAGAGATAATTGACCGAAGGTAATATTACCTTGAGTTCTACTACCAACAGCAAGACCAGCAAGTGTAGTCTTTTTGTTTGTGATTGGTGTTGATGTACACTGAATCATTGCTGAGCCTGTTGACTCATTGATTTGTACTTTTCTGAAGAATACTGACATAATTTATGAATTTAGAATATTAATGGATACCACTTACATACGGGGGTACCCTATCCGCAATAATTAGCTGGGGAGCAGAATAGTAGATCCTCTTCAGAATGCCATATATAAAACATTTGCTATACCCAAGGGGGTGTAAAAAATTAGGAAAAAAAATTTTTTTTAATCTGGTGGAACTTGGAAATATGGAATTTAATTTTCAACCCTCACAAATAATTTGTATATTAATTATATAAACGCAACTAACTCTATAATTTAAGATATGAGTAAAGAAGAAGACGGGAGGGAGTATGATCCTATGGAAGATATTAAGAAAAGAGAAGCTGAATTAGATCAAGTAAATTTGGCTTATGACAATTCATATAAAGTTCTTACAGGAGAAATTGATTTCCATACATTACTAGAAGATTCATTTAAGGATGGGGATTCTGCACTGATGGCTTTTGATCCGGATTCTGGCCCTTTACAAACTGAATTAGAAGGAATGATTGCGTGGTATATTGAATCAGAGGAGTATGAAAGATGTGCTATGCTGAGAGATATACTAGAAGAAAAGTTTCCAAGCTTACTAATAAACCAAACCAAATAGAAATGGGAAATATATTACAAGACATGATCAGTATGCTGACTAGAAAAAAGTCAGTGATACCAAAAGCTGATGATTACATTGCTATTGCTAGATACGCAGGTACACAAGAAAGATTAAAACAACATCCTAAATTAAACTCTGAGCTTACTACATTAGCAGATTTAAAAAAGTTTACATGTAGTAACTCTGTTAATATAGGGTCAGATCAAACTATAATTGGAACTAAAACTTTTTCTCGTATAGTAATTGTTTCTGAAGATGGTACTAAGTGGGAACAAACTATTAGTAATGATGGAGTAACTCAATACAATAAAATATCTTAGGAAATGGCAACACCTAGAAAGGGAAAAGCAAAAGTCAAAGTAACAGCTAGCGGTAAGAAAGTTAGTTACGGACAAGCTGGTAAGGCCAAAGGGGGCGGACCAAGAGTAAAGCCAGGTACTTCAAAGGGTGATAGTTATTGTGCAAGAAGTTTAGGAATTAAGAAAAGACTTTCTGAAAAAAAAAGAAATGATCCTAATACACCAAATAATTTATCCCGTAAGCGTTGGAAATGCTCTGGGGCAAAATCAAGAAAGTAATGGCAACAGCAAAAAAAAGTACAGTAAACAAGGCAGGCAACTATACTAAACCCACAATGCGTAAAAGACTCTTCAACTCTATTAAAGCAGGGGGGAAAGGTGGAGCTCCTGGACAATGGTCAGCACGTAAAGCTCAAATGCTTGCTAAGCGTTATAAAGCTAATGGTGGAGGCTACAAAACCAAGAAGTAATGGCAAAAGCTAAATCACAAAAGAGTTTAGACAAATGGACTAAACAGAAGTGGAGAACTCCTTCCGGTAAAAAAAGTAAGGATACCGGAGAAGTATATGCACCCTCTAAGACTATTGCTAAATTAAAAAGTACTACTGCAGGTAAAAAGAAACTAGCTGCTGCTAATAAAAAGAAACGTGCTGCAACTAAAGCAGGTAAGCAACATGCTAGTCATGGCCTTCATAAAGGCAAAAAGCGTTAAATGAAAAAATAAAATAAATAGAAAAGGGCCTAAACTTTTTTTATTTAAACTATTTATATATATATTTGTATAAATTACGTTTAATAATTAAAAAAAGCAAAATGGCAAATTCTAAAAACCAAAATCCATTACAAGACCAAGATCCTGTTTTATCTAAAGAGGAAATGGCAGCACGCAGAGAAGAAATTACTGCATTCTACAAAGACAACATTCCTCATTTAGAAGTACAAGCAGAATATGAAATGTTACTGGCTACTATTGAAAAGTCCAGAGCAGAACGTATGCAAGCTCAAATGTTTATGGCTCAACAATATGCTTCTCAAGAAGAAGGGTCTAATCCAAACTCTGATGAAGCTCAGGCATTTAAACAAGCAATGGAGGAAGCTGCATCTAAAATAGAAGATTAACATGAAACTTCTAAAGAAAGGTGATAAAGGGCAAGATGTCAAAACACTTCAAACGGCATTAAAGATAGCAGTTGATGGTCATTTTGGACCATTGACTGAGAAAGCAGTAATTAGATTTCAGCTTTCTAATAACTTTCCTGTAACAGGTATAGTTGATTCTCCTGTATGGACACTTCTTTTAAATAAATCTATATTAGTATTAGATGAAATAGATGAGGATAGTGATATTTCTGATGAGTATTTTATTACGGAATATAATCAAACTATTCACAGATACTATTTACCTAAAGGTGAATATGTTAAGGGACCTATAACTAATGAATATATATTTCTACACCATACGGCAGGTAGAGAAAACCCATACAGAACAGTTGATCACTGGGCTAGAGATAAAAGAGGAAGAGTAGCAACAGAGTTTGTATTAGGTGGAAGAAATCATAGAACAGGTGATACTGAATATGATGGTGTTATGGTACAAGCATTTCCAGAAAAGTGCCAGGGGTGGCACCTTGGAAGAACTGGATCAGGATGGATGAATAGACATTCTGTAGGATTAGAAATTTGCAATGCTGGATACCTTGATGAAGATCACAAAACATACTTTAATAGCAAATGTGCTGATTCTGAGGTTATTGAACTAGAAAAACCTTTCAGAGGTCATTCTATATGGCATGCTTATTCAGAAGAACAAATTAAGGAAACTGAAAAGTGGATTAAATTTGTAGCAGAAAGAGATAATATTGATATTAGAATAGGACTTCAACAGTATATTCATGAGTATGGTGCACATAAAGCATTTGGATTTCATGAAGATGCTTTCTATGGAAAGGTAAAAGGATTATTAACACATACCAATGTAAGGAGAGATAAGTCTGATTGTTATCCACATCCTGACTTTGTAGATATGATAATGAGTTTATAATATGGCTGTAGTAAACAAAGTAGATATAAAATTAAAGGTTGATATTAATCAAACAGTTAAGTATCAAATACTTACGTATTGTTTCTTTAATAATATCCTGTTGACTAAAACAGATTTAGATTTTTTAGCAGAATTATCTTTTAATCCTAAAATTGAGATAGCTAAGTTTTGTAATCTGTTAACTGAAAAAGGTATATTTAAAAGTTCTCAATCAGCTAGAAATGCAATTTCTAAAATAGAAAGAAAAGGACTATTAAGTAAAATAGGTACTAATAAAAAAACAATAGTCATTAATAAAACAATCAATGTACAAACAAGTGGTTTAGTTTTGTTGGATTACAAAATATTAGGTAATGAACCCAAAGAAGCATAATGAGTTTAAGAAAGGTATTGCTGAAGAAGTGGGTGTACACTCACAGTTAGTTGATGATTTTATAACATTTTATTTTAGTAGAGTAAGGAAAAAATTATCATCACTTGCTCATCCTAGGATTTATGTGGAAGGATTAGGTACCTTTTATCTTAGAAAAAAGAAGTTAGAACATGCAATTAAAAAACAAAAAAGCATGTTGGGTAATGTAGCAAAGCGTACCTATAATGGATATGCAAAAAGTGAAACAATAACTTCAAATATTAATGAGATGGAAAAGGCTCTTGAAGTAATTAAAAATGATATCTTAAGTAAGAAAAAGTTTAGAGGAAAATGAGCAAGATAAAAAAATACTTAGATGCCTTTAAAAATGCAGGAAAGATTGCAGAAGGAATAAAGAATAATGTATTTAAAAAAGAACATGTTGAAGCTATAGCAACTGAAAGGTTTCAGATCTGCATAAAGTGTAGTTTGTTTGATGCTAAAGGAGATAGTTGTTTAGCACCTGGAACACAACCATGCTGTAGTGATTGTGGTTGCAGTCTGGGTTTTAAAGTAAGGTCTTTATCTTCAGAATGTCCAAAAAGTTTTTGGGACTCAGTTACTACTGAGGAAGAAGAAGAACAAATATTTGAAAAAATTAAAAAAGATGAAAATGCAAATTAATTACATATATAAAGACACAACAACAACAGTAGAAACTAACACAGAAGGTTTGTGGTGGTATACTACTACAACACTATAATTATGGCTATTATATTTAAAGAAGAGGGTCATTCATATGAAAGTATAGATAATGACTCTATTGATTGGTTAAGCGTAACTTCTTTTATTGGTAAATTTAAACCTAAGTTTGACAGAGAAGGACAAGCAAAAAAATCATCTAAAAACAAAAGGTCCAAATGGTATGGCATGACTGAAAAAGAAATACTTACTGCATGGGACAATGAAACTAAAAGAGCTATTGGTCTAGGTAATTATTACCATGATCAAAGAGAGGCTGATATGCTTGATTTTAAGACAATAGAAAGAGATGGTACACAAATACCTATTATCAAACCTATTACTAATGAGAATGGTGTTAAAATGGCTCCAGAGCAAAAGCTTAAAGAAGGTATTTATCCAGAACACTTGGTGTATTTAAAATCAGCAGGAATATGTGGACAGGCAGACTTAGTTGAAATTGTAAATGGTTATATAAACATATATGATTATAAAACCAATAAGGAAATAAAAGAGAAAGGATTTACTAATTGGGAAGGTATAACAAACAAAATGTATAGTCCTGTTAACAATTTAGATGATTGTAATTTAAACCATTATAACCTACAACTCAGTATTTATGCGTATATTATTAAAAAGCACAACCCTAAACTTAAGATAGGTAAGTTGGTTATACAGCATGTTAAGTTTGAAAAAGTTGGAGATGATGATAATGGTTATCCCATTACTAAAATAGTAAATGGAGAACCTTCATTAGAAGGTATAAAAATGTATGAATTACCATACTTAAAATCAGAAGTAACATCACTAATAATGTGGTTAAAAGACAATAAATAATTATGAGCAATATAACATTAACAATAGTAGCATTGAAAGTAAGTTTAATGGAGGGTGTACCTTATAAAGAATATGTAGAAGAATATAGTTATCAAGATCTTTATATAGACTCAACTAGTATAGTGGCTGCAACCCCATATTATTCTCAACTTAATAAAAAAGTTATGAATGGTTTAGTTTTATTAATTTTACAAGCAGGAACACAGTTGGTAAATCCAACACCTATAGTTGTTCAGGCAGACTTTCAAGATATTAAGGATATAATGGATCAAAATAATTAAATTATGCTAGTAAGATTATTTGACGTACAAAATAGCAAAGTAATTCCAACAGAACATTGTTATGCTTTACCTTTTTTAAAAGCAATTATGACTGAATATCCAGATACATACTTACAGGTTTATCAATATATTTTTTATATGAGTTGTCCTAATCCTGATATGAATCCTTTTTTTAATTTACCTGAACATGAAAAAGAAGATATTATAATTGAAGAAGTAAAGTTAGAGGAATCACCAGAAGATGGAAAGATAAGATATGCTCTAGACATGTGTAAGAAATTATATGAAACACCAACATATAGAGCTTATGTGGGTATAAAATCCATGTTAGATAGATTGGGTAAGTATATGGAAGTAACACCTATAGAACATGGTAGAGATGGAAACATTAATTCTATGGTAAATGCAGCAGCTAAATTTGAAAATATAAGACAATCATACAAGGGAGCATTTAGTGATATGAAACAAGAGCAAGAAAGTTCAGTACGTGGAGGTGCAGGATTAGCTTATGATCAAATGTAAAATGAAAGTACAAGAAAAATGGCTTTTCTGTTATTGGGATGAGCCAATATTTGAAAAAGAAATAAAGAAAACTAACAATATAAAAACCAAAGACAATGGCACAACAAGTAATACCAATAGGAAAAAAGATTCTAATCAAACAAAAGGAAGCTGAACAGTATTTTAAAAATACTACAATTATGATTCCTTCATCTGCACAAGAACAAGAAAATATAGGAACTGTAGTTGGTGTAGGCCAAACAGTTTCAGAAATAAAAGTGGGGGATGTTGTACAATATACAGATCATTGCCTACCCGTACCAATGAAGCATAATGAAACAGAACACCTGCTTATACAAGAAGGAGATATATTTGCTATTCTGAAAGATGTATAAAACCATTCCTACATATAATAATAATAAGTGGGAAACAACAGAGTTTGAAGATAGAGAAAGTTTTATAAAGTTTTTATTGGATATATTTAAGGAGCCTGGTAATTATAATTTTACCAGTATGTCTAAAGAATTTAATAGTGAAGCTAAAACTTTTAATAAACTTGGCTTCTATTGTGATAAACCTTTTAGATCTAAAGACTTTATAACCTATTGGGAAGATCAGAAGATTAAGTGTAGAGAAGGTGCGATATATAAACACAATGGACTTACATGGTACCTAACACGTGACTACTACATGTGGCTTAATTTTTTACCCATATATGATAAAGAAGAGAAAAAATATGGTTTTGCTAAAGTGCGTGATGCTCAGTATCATATGGCTTTGTATGAAATACTTGCAGAGTTGCATTATCAACACTCCGCAATATTAAAGAAACGTCAGATAGCTTCCTCATATTTCCATATGGGAAAAATAATTAATACGTATTGGTTTGAAGAAGGTAGTACGTGTAAAATTGGTGCATCATTAAAAGATTACATAAATGATAAAGGATCTTGGAAGTTTTTAGATGAATATAAAACTTTCCTTAATGAACACACTGCTTGGTATAGACCAAGTAATCCAGAAAAGGTTTTACTATGGCAGCAACAGATAGAAGTTAAAGTTGGTAATAGGAAAACAGCCAGGGGTTTAAAATCTAAAATACAAGGGGCATCATTTGAAAAGAATGCAACATCTGGAGTAGGTGGACCTACAACATACTTCTTTCATGAAGAAGCTGGTATAGCACCAAAGATGATGCAAACATATGAGTACTTACGTCCTGCAATGTCTTCAGGTATGGTAACAACAGGTATGTTTATAGCTGCAGGATCTGTTGGTGACTTGGAACAGTGTAATCCTTTAAAGGATATGATACTCAATCCAAAAGCAAATGATATATATGCAGTAGAAACTAATCTAATGGATGCTGACGGAGGTATTGGTATGGCAGGGTTATTTATTCCTGAACAGTGGTCTATGCCACCTTATATTGATGATTATGGTAACTCTTTAATTGATGAAGCTGTTGAAGCTATAGTAACGGAAAGAGCACGTTGGAAGAATGAATTAAGTGGAGAACAATATCAGTTAAGAATATCTCAAAAACCTTTGAATATAGCAGAAGCATTTGCATATAGAAAAGAATCTGTTTTTCCTCAAGGAATATTAAGTAAACAACAAAAAAGAATTCAAGAAAAAGAATATCCTTATGAATTAATTAAATTAGATAGAGATGAAAAAGGAATTTTTGCTAAAAGAACAAATAAATTACCTATTACAAGATTTCCAGTAGATAAAAAACAAACTGATAAAACAGGTACTATAGTTGTATGGGAAAGGCCTGTAAAGAATCCAGAGTTTGGTGCATATTATGCTTCTATTGACCCCGTGTCAGAAGGAAAAACAACTACATCTGATTCTCTTTGTAGTATCTTTGTATATAAAAATGCAACTGAAGTTACAAGAACTACAGCAGCAGGTGATGTTGAACAGTTTATTGAAAAAGATAAAGTAGTAGCTGCGTGGTGTGGTAGATTTGATGACATTAATAAAACTCATGAAAGACTTGAATTAATAATTGAATGGTATAATGCTTGGACATTAGTAGAGAATAACATTTCACTTTTTATCCAGCATATGATTGCTAGAAAAAAACAGAGATACTTAGTACCTAAACAACAAATACTTTTCTTAAAAGACTTGGGTTCCAATAGAACTGTATATCAAGAATACGGTTGGAAGAATACAGGAACATTATTTAAAAGCCATTTGATTTCTTATGCAATTGAGTTTTTAAGAGAAGTAATAGATGAAGAAACTGACATTAACGGTGTAGTTACAAATCAAACATTAGGTGTTGAAAGAATACCGGATCCAATGTTAATTAAAGAAATGTTAGCTTACTATCCAGGATTAAACGTGGATAGACTTGTTGCATTTGGTGCATTAATTGCATTTGTAAAAATACAACAGTCTAACAGAGGTTATTCTAAAAGACGGGAATCTGAAGATAATTCTTTGGTAAATTCAGAAAAATTCACTAAATTAAAGTATAGTCCGTTCAAAAATATTGGGCAAAATAAATCAACAAATAGCTCCAGACCAAGAAGGTCAGGTTTTAAAAATTATAAATAGAACAATTAAATATATTCTAGAATGAAAGTATTAAATGCAATGCAGTTAAAAAATGGAGCTAAGGCTGAGAGCGGCCCTACGTTCTCTAGTTTAACTCAACCAGTTCAGTTTATTTCATCTAAACAAAAAACTGATGAGTGGGCTGCATGGAATTTAGATTGGCTTGAAGTTCAAGGAATAGAATTTTTGCGTTTAAATGCTAGAAGGCTTTTAAAGAATTATAAATTAGCTAAAGGTATTATTGATAAAACAGATTACATTGTTGAAGAAGACAATGATTACAAAGAACTAATGGATGTTCTAACAACAGAAAATGAATCTGCATTAGAATTAAAGTTTTATCCTATTGTACCTAATGTTGTTAATGTTTTAAGCGGAGAGTTTGCTAAGAGATATAATAAAGTTCAATTTAGAGCTGTAGATGACAAGTCATACAATGAAATGTTGGAGCAGAAGAAAGTTGAAATTGAACAAGTATTACTTGCTGATGCAGAAAGGGATCTTATTCAGTCAATGATAGAAGCAGGAATGGATCCAGCATCAGAAGAAGCACAACAGAAACTATCTCCAGAAAATTTAAAATCATTACCAGAAATAGAAGATTACTTTAGTAAGTCTTACAGAAGTAGTGTAGAAGAATGGGCATCACATCAATTAAATGTTGATGAGGAAAGATTCAAAATGCAAGAGCTTGAGGAAAGAGGGTTCCGTGATATGCTTATTGCAGATAGAGAATTCTGGCATTTTAGAATGTTGGAAGATGACTATGATGTTGAATTATGGAATCCTGTATTAACATTCTATCAAAAGTCTCCAGATCAAAGATATATATCTGAATCTAATTATGTAGGTAAGATAGATTTAATGACAGTATCTGATGTAGTAGATAAGTATGGGTATTTAATGGATGAGAAGCAATTAAAATCTTTACAAAAAATATATCCAGCTAGATCTGCACAATACCAAGTTAACGGTTATCAAAATGATGGATCTTATTATGATGCAACAAGGTCACATGAATGGAATACTAATTCTCCTAGTCTAGCATATAGACAATATACAAGTAACTATTGGAATGACACATCAAGTGGTGGAGATATAGTATCTCAAATATTAGATGAAAGTGAAGACTTAATACAATGGGGTGATAGCAACCTGATGAGAGTTTCTACAATCTATTGGAAAACTCAAAGAAAGGTAGGTCATCTTACTAAAATTGAACTAGACGGTGAGGTTACTCAAGAAATAATTGATGAAACATTTAAGATTACAGAAAAACCTGTATATGATACATCAATATTTAAAAATAAATCTAAAGAAACTTTATTACAGGGAGAACATATTGATTGGATCTGGATTAATGAAACTTGGGGTGGAGTAAAAATAGGACCTAATGTACCAGCAATGTGGCATACTACAATGGGTGATAACGTTAATCCTATTTATGTAGGTATTAATAGAACTAAACCTGGCAGGTTACCTTTCCAATTTAAAGGATCTAATACATTATACGGGTGTAAACTTCCAGTAGAAGGCCGTGTATTTTCTGATAGAAATACAAGATCTACTTCATTAGTAGATTTAATGAAAGCTTATCAGGTTGGGTATAACATGGTAAATAATCAAATAGCAGATATACTAATTGATGAATTAGGTACTGTAATTATGTTTGATCAAAATGCTTTACCACGTCATTCAATGGGAGAAGATTGGGGTAAAAATAATTATGCTAAAGCATACACTGCTATGAAAGATTTTAGCATGTTACCTTTAGATACATCTATTACTAATACAGAAAATGCTACAAACTTTAATCACTACCAGACTCTTAACATGGAGCAAACAGGTAGATTAATGTCACGTATTCAGTTAGCTAATTATTTTAAACAACAATGTTTTGATGCAATTGGAATTAATCCACAACGTCTAGGGGGAGCTGTATCAGCACAAACTGCAACAGGTGTAGTTAATGCTATGCAACAATCCTATGCGCAAACAGAAATATACTTTGTACAACACTCAGATCATTTAATGCCTAGAGTGCATCAAATGAGAACTGACTTAGCACAGTTCTATAATAGTACAAACCCAAGCGTCAGACTTAGTTATATATCTAGTGAAGCACAAAAAGTAAACTTTACAATTAATGGTACTGATTTATTATTAAGAGACTTTAATGTTTTTGCAACAACTAAAACAAATCATAGAGCAATTCTAGAACAGCTAAAGCAAATGGCTTTAACTAATAATACTACTGGAGCATCAATATATGAGTTAGGTAATATTGTAAAAGCAGACTCTATTGCTGGAGTAACAGATATACTAAAAGATTCTGAAGCAAGAATACAAGCTCAGAGACAGCAAGATATGCAACAACAACAGCAAATGCAGCAAGAGCAACTACAAGCTAGAGCTCAAGAAGAACAAATGAAACTGCAAGCTGAGCAAATGGAAAATGATAAGGATAGACAAAATGATTTAACTATTGCTGAAATTAGAGCTGCTGGTTATGGTTCAATGAGTGATGTTAATGAAAATAAAGTATCTGATTTTCAAGATGCTATGAAAGACATTAGAGAAACTACACAATATAGAGAGCAAGCTAATCTTAAGCGTACAGAACTAACTCAAAAGGGAATACTTGAGCAATCTAGATTAAATGTAGAAAGAGAAAAAATATCTGCAGATAAGCAAATAGCTAATACTAAATTAGAGATAGCTAGAGAAAACAAAAACAAGTATGATGTACAATCTTCTGATAAAAAGAAGAAAGATAAATAAGTGTTAGCTATATACTGCAAAAAACTTTACTAAAATTTAAAATTATATAAGTTTATTGCATTGTATGTGAAAAAACATTTTGTATATTATATATATAAGGATTTAATATTAAAACCAACAATAATATGGATACCAAAACAAATACTGTGAACAGTAACGTAGAGACATTAGACATTAACATTGATGAAATATTTGATGGTGCTCCAGGAAGTGGAGCTGTCACATTACCTGCGGAAGAAAAACCAAAAAGAAATATTTTATCAGGATTGCAAGAAAAAGCAGATTTTTCTTTTGCTGATCCAGATAAAGATGACGCTGATGACTTAACTGCTAAAGTTGATGAAAAAGAAACTGACAAAGAAACTGACAAAGAAGATACTAGTAGCAAAGCAGAAGAAGCTGCTGATATACTAGAATCTTTAGATGAAGTTGATGAAGTTGCAGAAGAAGAAAAAACATCTAAAAGAGGTAGAAAGAGTATATCAGGAATATCTGATGTATTTTCTAAACTTATTCAAGATGATAAGATAGTTCCTTTTGATGATGATAAAGAATTAGAAGACTATACTGCTAAGGATTGGGAAGAATTAATTCAAGCTAATTTAGAAGAAAAAGCTAATCAAGTAAGAAGAGAAACCCCAAAACAATTTTTTGCTAGTTTACCTGAAGAACTTCAAGTAGCAGCAAGATACGTAGCAGATGGTGGTCAAGATCTTAAAGGATTATTTTCAACATTAGCTCAAGTTGAAAAAACTAAAGAGCTTAGCGTTAAAAAAGAACAAGACCAAGAAACAATTATTAGAGAATATTTAGGTGCTACAGGATATGGAACACAAGAAGAAATCTCTGAAGAAATTGAAATTTGGAAAGATTTAGGTAAACTAGAAAAACAAGCATCTAAGTTTAAACCTAAATTAGATAAAATGCAAGAAAAGGTTGTTGCTAAAAAGATACAAGAGCAAGAGCTTAAAAAGAAGCAGCAAGAACAAGCATCTAAACAATACATGTCTAGTGTATATGAAACATTAAAGGATGGTACTTTAGGTGATATAAAAGTTGATAAGAGAACACAAACAATGTTGTATAATGGTTTAGTACAACCAAGTTACCCATCTGTTAGTGGACGTAATACAAATTTGCTTGGTCATCTTTTAGAAAAGTATCAGTTTGTTGAACCAAACTATACATTAATTTCTGAAGCATTATGGTTGTTACAAGATCCAGATGGATACAAAGCAAAAATAATGGATAAAGGTGCACAGAAAAGCATTGAGCAAACTGTAAGAAAATTAAAAACTGAACAGGCAAATGCAGGCGGATCTAACTCTTTAGGAATACAGAGTAAGGAAGAAGAAAAGAAGAAGTCAGGAAGAAAATTACCTAGAACCAACAACATATTCAAACGGATTTAACAATCAAAAATAAATAACAATTAATATTAACAACAAAAACAAGTAAAAATTATGGCAACTCCAGTATTAAATAATGGAATTTTCCTGAGAGATACAAGCTACAAAGCTAGTTCTCATGTTGATTCTTATCACTTAACTCAGATGCTAGGTTCAGCAGAACCTATGGATATGGGACCAGTAGACCTTTGGGCAATGACCCAAAAGGTTGAAATGCCTTTATATCAAATGGCATCTTTCGGTGGAAAGAATACAATCATGGTGGACAATGCACGTGGTGAGTACAAATGGCAAACTCCAATTGCACAAGATCTTCCCTACATTGTAGCAGATATTGAAGCAGGAAACACAAGTAAAGGTGTAGACGGTACTACATTTAAAATTAAGATTTCCAAAAGAACATTTGGACATGGTGATATTATCACATATGACAAATACAATGGATTAGAGCTTTACATCACAGCTGATGATATTATCCCAGCAGGTGACGGCTTTATCTATACAGTTCAATTGGTAAACAACAACAATGCAGCTAGCTTAGATAATAAGTATTTAGCTCAAGGTACAAAGTTCTTCAGAAAAGGTTCTGCAAGAGGTGAGTACGGAGAAAGATTCTCTGACATTGAAACAGGTTCTGGTTTCCGTGAATTCTACAATTTTGTAGGAGGAGCTGAAGCACATGTACATTATTCTATTTCTAGCCGTGCTGATCTAATGATCAAAGGTGGTTTGAATGCTGATGGTACTGTACCAGTAACTGAGATCTGGAGAAACTTTAACACTGACTCAGCAAATCCATCTGTTCCTTCAATTGAAGGTTTAGTAGCAAATATGGGTAAAGCTGGTGCAAGAGAAGCTATGGAAAATGGTACTCTTACACGTACTTTCATTACAAATATGGAAGCAGCTCACTTATCTAAAATTGCAACGGATATTGAAACTTACCTAATGTGGGGTAAAGGTGGTAGAATTAAACAAGACGGACCAGATGATATTAGATTATCT